AAAAATATGATGGAATGAGAATACAAATTCATAAAGTAGATAAAAATGTAAAAATTTATTCATATAATAAAATAGATATTACAGATAAATGTCCTGAACAAGTAGAAGAAATAAAAAAGAAACATTTTGGTAGTTGTATATTAGATGCAGAATTAATGTTATTTTTAGACGATGAACCCTTACATAGAGCAGAAACAATATCTCATGTGTTTAAATTAAAAGATGAAAATAAAAAAGGAGTATTGAAGGCTCATGTGTTTGATATTATGCAACATGAAGGTAAAAGTGTTATGGAAGAACCAATTAGAGAAAGAATTAATATTTTATTATATCAATATTCACAACATTCTTCAGAAATGTTAGCATTCCCATCTAAAAAAGATACACGCATGGCTGATTCAATAAAAGAAGTATTGGAATATTCTAAAGATATTATGAAACTTCCTGCATCTGAAGGAGTAGTAATAAAAGATATGGAATCAACTTATTATCGTGGAGTAGCACAAAATCCAAAGTGGATTAAATGGAAAAAATTTGTAGATTTAGATGTTATTGTACTAAAAGATAGAAAAACTAAAAGTGGTTTACATTCTTATACTATGGGAATTGGCCCTGTTCCTGCTTCTGTAGTTAGAGAATATGAAACAGTTGAGTTTGAAGATAAAGAGTATCTAGAAGTAGGTAAAGCATTAAACACTAAAACTAATGTTGATGTTGGTAAAATAGTGAGAGTAAAGGTAGATGAAGTTAGAAAGAAAGGAAAATCATTTAGTTTATATTCTGCTAAAGTTATAGAAGTTCCCGAAGTATTAGTTTCAGATACTTTTGAAACTTTAGAACATTTATCTAATAAAACTAAAAAGTCATTAACTTCTGCTTTAGATTTCTTAGGTGATAATGTATTAAGAACTCCATATAAAATTATGAGTGGGATTGGAGAAAATCAAAAAGATGTAAAAAAAGCATATTATGTTACAGATAATATACATGGTACTGCTGAAATAATACTAAAAGAAAATTTAGATGGGTTTACTATTTATGGTTTTGAAGGAGATTCTTTAATGCAAAAAAATGCATTGTATAATATAGATATATGGAAAGAGCAACTTTCTGAAATAATAAAAACAAAACGGTCAGATTTAAGAATTGGTATTAAGAATGAAATTTTAGAATCGGGAAGACCTAAAGTAACTTTTGAAAGTATAGTAGAATTTGTTAGAGACAATTATCCTCAAACATATGAAGATGTTTTTAATAATAAAGAAGATAAATTAATGAGTTGGATGAAAACTGAAGGTGATGTAAGTTTTATTTATCATCACCCAAATAAATTTAGTGTTCAAAGTGATGAAGTTACAAAAGATGTAGAAGTATTACAAAAGGAAGATAGAAAAGGTACTTTTGTAATTAAACGTAGAGAAGATGAAAACATTGATTTTATAATTGAGTATAAAGATAAAAGAAATGCTTGGACTATAGAAATTGATGATTCTGAAGATATATTTAATTTATTTGGGAAATCGGGTAAATACCCTGCTATAGTGGCTACATCTTTAGATAATGGTAAAACTTTAGATGAGGGTACACTTACTCTTGGAGTACAAAAGCAAGGTTATCATGAATATAAGTTAGAAGGAGACAAATTTAATACTAGGATTCACATAAGAGTATTGCCTTTAGATGAGAAAAAAACTTGGCTTGCTTGGACAGGTAAAAAACAAGAAATGTTACCATTAGATGAAGATGAAAAATTATGGGATATTACAGAAGATAAACATGCAAATTTAGAATTTCCAAAAGAAAATAGCACTTAACTTATATAGTAAGAGTTTAGACTGATTGTTTGTGTCAGCAATGCAGATGTTAGTAAAGAAGGAGAATTCCTCCGGTTATTTTAACATTTTAAAATCAGATGATTTAGTTATTGGTGGTTATGCTTCTATAGAAATAGTAGATAAACAAAATGACTTAATTACATTAGAAGCATTAAATGATGCAGTAGCAAAATATATGAGCGAAAAGAAATTTAGAAATGTAATGTCTAATCATTCTAATGTTCAAGTTGGAGAAGTTGTAGAAAATTATAGAGATAAAAATGGAATGCTTCACAAAACAGAAGTAGATAATGTTGGTTTTTATGTTGTAATTAAATTAAGAGATGACATAGAAAAGGCAAAAGAAATCTCAAGAGGTATTAGAAAAGGAACACTACGCTCCTTTAGTATTGGTGGACAAGCAATATCAAAGCGTAGTAAAAAATCAGATGAGTTAGGTCAATACAATGAAATTGACAAGTTAGAGTTACATGAGGTAACTATATGTGAAAAGGGAATTAATCCCGAAGCGAGATTCGACATTTTAAAACAAGATGTTGGAGGTAATAAAATGAGTGAAAAATTGGAAAAAGCACTTGAGGAGTTGAACGGCTTGATGAAACAAGTTAGTGATATCCACAAGGAAGAAGAAGAAGACAATATGACAGAAGCAAAAGGTGATATGAGTTACATGGATACCGAAGAAGGCGAAGAAGAGATGAAGGCCGATGATGATGAAATGCTTGATGATGAAGCAAAAGCATTAGACATTGACAATACTCATTCAGAAGCCGGAGAAGAAATAGTACGTGGTGGAAATCCAACTGCAACTCCTGCTCCTCTTAAAGTATCTAAAGGATTAGAGAATGCTGATTTCAGTACTCTAAACTTAAGTCAAGAAAATGTAGAGAAGGCATACGAGGCTTTCAAAGCAGAACGTCTTGAGAAACTTGCATATGATTCCCTAAGTAAGAACTTTGAAACAAGACTTACTGAAGAATTATCCCTTAAGAAAGCAAATGCTGAAAGATTAGAGTATGATGCTCTTGCTGAAGTAACTGCTCTTAAGACTGAGTTCGCAGAACTACGCAAATCCCTATCTGAAAAAGATAGCGAAGTACGCAAAGCACAAGAAGTTGCTATGTCATTACCTGAAGGATTCCCAACATCAATAGATGCAATAGCAGATATGTCTTGGGGAGATATACATACATTAGTTGGAAGGAGAGATTAAGAATGACATACATAAATACAATAAGAGATTTGGAAGCAAGCACATACGGAATGACAGGAGCATCAGGAAATGCACTACTAAAGAGTAGTGGAGTTGTTGGTGGTTTTGGTACAGGGCATGATACAGGTGCTACAAGCCTTAGCGGTGGTGCATCAGGTTTAGGAGACTTATACAACGTTCTTTATGGACAAAAAGTTTGGTCAATGTTAAATCAAGAAGTTAACGCTTTGTCAATGATTGCTAAGAGGCCATATACATCAAGTGGTTGGAGAATACTAAAATCCCGTCCTGCTGGTGGTTCAGATGCCGCATTCGGAATAGGCGATACTGCGGTTGGTGCAAATGTTACTGATTTATCTGCTCCTAGAGCAGACCAAATTGGTGGTGTAGAAGAAAACGCAACATTAGGTGGAGCAGATGGATTCAGAGCATTGTCTCCTGAATACACTAAACTATTTACAAGCCCTAAAACAATAGCACATTTGTTCGAGTTCTCTGAACTTGGAATGGAAATGGCCGCTATTGATGATGGTGTTGGCGATATACGTGCAATTGTTAGAGAAGACATGGGTAAGCATCACGCTGAAGTTCAAAGCAAGATGTTACTAATGCCTTTTGAAAGATATGATAATGCAACTGCAACTGACATAGACAGAAACTACACTTCTTTAATGAAGATAGTTGCTTCTAACAAAGAAATTGCGGCTATGGCTAATGCTAACATGACAGATATGGGTGCAAATGATTCTTCATCTCTATCAGGATTAGAAGACGTATTAAAATTATATGGTGCTAATAGAAGTGATAATAGTGGTGTAACTGTAAGTGGTTCAACATATACAGGTGTTAACGATTTCATGAGTGCAGAAGTTGACTTCGGTACAAATTATTCCGGTGGTGCTAGAGTATTAACTCTAACAATACTAAATGATATGCTACGAAGAATACGTGTTAACGGTGGAAATCCAAAAGTTATCTTAACAGGATACGATACTATACAACATCTATCTGACTTACTACAAAGTCAAGAGAGATTTATGGATAGGAAAGAAATTGTTCCTACACATAATGGTGTTCGTGGAGTTAAGGGTTCAGAAGTTGGTTTCAGAGTTGCAACATACTATGACATACCAATTATCCCATCAAAGGATATGCCTTCTACAGGATTAGAAACTGCTAACCCATTAAGTGATTTGTTAATTCTAGATACTGACCATCTATGGTTAGCGGTTATGAAGCCTACACAATACTTCGAGGACGGAATTTCAAATGGAAACCCATTCGGTGTTGGTAAACTTGGTAATCAAGGAATGTACCGCACTATGGGAGAAACATGTTGTTCCTTCTTTAAGGGTCAAGGTAAAATTACTAACTTGAAGTCTGCTTGAGGTGATTAGGAATGGCATTAGCATATTCTGTAACATTGTTGGCTGACCATAAAGGTATAGCCGCACCTAAAGTACATGGAGATGAGTACTATGTAGATGCAATAATAGACGTAACTTCAGCAGTAGCGGCAGGGTCAGTTATCCCTGCTTCTGCTCTTGGATTAAGTACTATATCTGCGGTCTTAATAACAGGTAGTGATAATCCTAACAATAGTACTAATGACATAGCAGTAAAAGTAGAATGTTCAGCAACAGGGGGATACGAAAGTGGAACTTCCTTTGCTCTCATGTTTACTACAGTTGCTAGTGGAACTACCATTTCTGATGATGCAAATGGTGGAAGTACTAGAGTTAGAGTCTACGGACTCCTTTAAGTGTAAAAACGTAAAACGTAAAATAGTAGTCATTGCTCCCTCTTAGCGGGGAGCGATGGCTACCTATCTAATTATGGAGTGAAAACAATGGTAAAAGTAAAAATAAATGAAACAGGACAAGATTGTATTGTATGGCTTGGTGGAAGAAATTATTCTATTAATGCACTAGGAACTACACCCGAAATGCCTTCTAGGTTAGGACTAAGTTTAGTAGCAAATAAAGATTTAGAATTAACTTTTGAAGCAAGTGATAGAAAATTAATTTCTAATTTAAATGAAGAAAACCTAGAAGTTTTTTATAAAGTATATCATGTAGATAATACAAAGGATTTATTGAATAAAATATTTCCTAAAAAAACTACTACACAAAAAGTAAAGAAAGTAGTAGAAGAAGTATTAGAAACTCCTGCTAAGAAAGCCCCTGCTAAGAAGAAAACACCTGCTAAGAAGGCGGCTAAGAAAACACCTGCTAAGAAAGAGGTGAAAAAGTAATGGCTATAACATCTGCTTCAAGTGGAGTTAAAACTGCTGATGGAGTTATTTCAGCATCAAGATGTAAACTTATGAGTATTCATGTTAGTGTTACTAGTAGTAGTGGAACTGCGGCATTGAGTACTCTAAAACTTTATGATAATGCAAGTGCCGCAAGTGGTACAGAAGTATCTAGAATTAATTTATTAGCATCTAGTACTTCTCCACAAACTATTGAATTTGATATGCATGGAGTATTATGTGCTAATGGGCTATATGCTGATGTAACGGTAGGTAGTAATTGCACTGTAGCGTATAGCGTGGAGTTTGCGTAATATGCCTAGCATAGATACAGATACAAGACTAATAATGACAATACTATTCGTAGGGTCGGTTAGCGGCGTTAATGTTTATTTTTACACTCAATATGGTGTAGACTTCCCATATGGCGGTTATGCTCATGGAGTATTATTTGGTATTATAACCATTGGTGCTATTATGATTATGAAAGCGGCCTTTGATTTAATGCTTCATGATATGATAGAAGATAGATTACTTCAACGTAATATTGATAATTATTGGTTTAGAAAGGCTAGAGATGAAGAAAACCGTAAGAGAGTTAGAGAGTCTATGAGAAACTTTCAACAAAACTTTGCTCCCGTATATGGAGATGCAAACTTACCTACATTTGGACAAACTAAAACAGACGAACAAACAGTTTCACCCGCATTCTTAACAGAACTAAGGTAGATAGGAGGTCATAAATATGGTAGGAGAAATCCTAATGGGCTTTGATGAGTCCGCTATGGCTTATGATTTACAAAGAGCCCATTCAGCAGATATATGGTTTATACGAGCAAGGTTTTGGATATGGGGAATAATTGCTTCTATAGTATCTTTTGGAATAGGGCATCTTGTTGCACATCTAGGATTTAATATGTATTCTTGGTTGTGGGGAGGTATGGTAGACTTTTGGAATCATTTATGGTGATATTATGTCAGTGATGGCAGGTTTTGCTATATTGTTAGTTGAAGGTATTAATAAGGTATATCAAAGACTACACTCTATTCCTTTTGGTGTATATGGTGCGAGCAAAGCAGGGAAGACAACTTTACATCATCAATTAAGAACTAGAGGAGAAGTACCAACAATAGTAGAAAGAACTGTTGGAACACATAAAGCAACTAGAAAATATGTTAAATTAGACGGTGATGCTCATACTGTAAAAACTGCTGATATTGGGGGAGAAACAGTTTTTTGGGGAGAATGGGTAGAAGACATGAAAAATAGACATGTAAAATATATAATATTCATGATAGATGATAGACATATGGATAAACATTTTGATATTGAACAACAATTATGTTGGACGTTTTTAGTAGATACTATTTGTGCAAATTCTTGGACAGTAAATGGTAAAAATAGAAAAAAGAAAAATCATGATTATCCCATTGCAGTAGGAATGTGGGCTAATAAATATGATTTATGGAAAGACAAATATGACTATGATGGCCCAATAGAAAAACATCCAATCTTTGAATCTTTTCAAGTAGGTATGCAAAAATTAAATGACAAAGGAATACCATGTTTTAAATATATAGTGAGTGCGAAGTCTGATTCAGAGATGGTGTATAGAGGAATATTAACAATGATAAAAGATTACTAGGTGAAGAAAATGGCAATGAATTATAACCCCCCAAATTTAATAGGAGCAACAACGACAAATGTGAGTAACCCTTTCTTAGACAGGTTTACTCAAGCAAGAGCCGCAGGTGCGGTAATGTTATACGAATATAAAAGTGTAAAACCAAAAAAACAACTTAAAGAAATAATAAAAGTATTAGTACCGGAAAAGAAAACCTTCCTAAAACTACCATATAAATTCAAATATAATATGAAAGATAGATGTGTGGTTTGTGGAACTCAAAAAGTTTGGGAATCTGCTGACAGTATGCGACCCCCATTACCATTACATAAAGTTAGAAAGGGTTATCCAATGAGAGGAACTTATTGTGATAAACATGCTTCTATTCATAGACAATATGAAATGTTAGAACAACAAATGTTAGCAGAAGAACATGGATTAAGTTATAGTGCATATATACCCAAAATGTCTAATTTAAATCCTTTATCAAGTGGCCCACTAACAAGTCTTAAGCAAGTAGATATACAATCTCTTTCTGCTTTAGGATGGACAGTAAAACCCCCTACAGTTGGAATAGAAAGTAAGGAAGAAGAACTTTTTAGATTACTAATTGAAAGTAATGCAAATAATGAAAGAGTCAAAACTTTATTAACTGACGGCGTGAAGATACAAGTGCAAGAGCAGGTGGGGGTTGAGGAATAATGGGAGTATTCGGTACAAGTAATGGTCAAATATTATCATCTATGAATGCTAATAATCAAACGCAGTTTAAAACAATGAATAATTTATTAACTTTACAAGAGAACCATGTAGAAGATTTCTTTCAATATCATGGAGAAGCATTTTTAGCGGCTTTAGATAAATTAATAGAAGATGCAGTAGAAAGAAGTGTTAGTAAAGTTCTAGTTAATTTAAAGTTTAATACTCAAAGTAGTGGAGAAATAGTATTACATTCTGATGCATTATCATCACTTAATACTATTACAGAAGAAAACATTACATTAGATTTACAAACATTATTGGCTACTGCGGTTAATAGTGAAGTTATTATGCAAAGAAGAATGGCTAAACAACAATATCTTGAATCACAAGGATTTTCTAGCCCTGCACAACAACCTATGCCTGTACAACCTATGGGTATGAACCCACAAAATATACAAGGTGGTAATATGGGTGTAGGTATGAATAATGCTATGAATCAACAAGCAATGGCTATGAATAATGGTAGCGGATATCCCGTTCCACCTGCCGGATATGACCAAATGAATAATGCATATTGGATAGACCCTAATACAGGTCAGATGACATATACACCTCCTACTAGTGGTTTAGGATTAGGTGCGGCCATAACTAAAGGCGTTGCTTGGGCTAAATGGTTGGCTTAAGCGAGGTTTATAGAATGAGTTCAGCATTAATTATACCAAAAGATATACAAAATAATATAATTGGTGAGAATACATTAAATATAAATGATATCTATTTACAAGAATCAGATAAAACAAGTCAATTTAATGAATTATTAAAGAAGAATAGTTTGTTTAGAAATATGGTTTTATTTCTATTTTCTAATTCTAATGTAAAAAGTCAAAGTATTACACAATCTCAACAATCCACATACTTATTATTACAACTAGATAAAGAGGATATGGACACATACACAAGAAAAAGAGAACAAGATGACAACATGATGACAGTAAGAAATCCTTTAAAATTTATACAAAATGCAAATAAAAATTTTACAGACGAAGAATTTAAAGAATTTAAAGAAACATTTTTTGACATTATAGAAAATGTTGAGTTAGAAGAGTTTTTTGATAATATACTTGATATTGAAGATATAGATGAAAAAAACTTTAATACAATTTTTAGTAATAAAGAATTTAAAGAATTTAAAGAAAAATTAAAAACCATACGAAACGGAAAAATTACAATAGAAGATTTGACTAATATAAAAATTAGAAATATTCTAGTAGGAGAAAAAGGGCAAGTAGGTACACAAGACTCAAAACCACATCCTGAAGAAGAAGAAATTGTTAGTCAAAATTATCTTAATAGTGAGGAATATAAAAACAGACTAGAAGATAAGTCTGATGCTGAAGACCATCTTAGTTTAATTGCTAAATTTCAAGATAGTCTTCCGATTTTATATGATGATATTATGAAATATATTTCTATCAAACCACATTATATAAAAAGAAAAAAAGCAATAGTAGAAGATAAAACAAGTCTTAGAGTTGTATTTGACCAATATTCGTATTTAAGACAAATATTTCTAAAATTTGGTTTTGAAGATTTAGAAGAAAGTAACTTTGAATTACATTCTTCGATATTAAAAAGCAATAATTTAATAACTAACATAGAAGGTTCGTTAAGTAAACAAAATAATTTATTAGTTTACGTTGCACCTGTTTATGAAAAGAAAGAACTTACTAAAATTAGATTAGTTGGTACGAAAAGCATACAAGAGTTTGATATTGATAAGGAAAATGAACTTGCAAAATTAGAGACTGAAATAAATGAATATGAAAATATAGTTAATAAAGATTATATTTACAATGAAATTAAAGATGTATTATTGAAATCAGATTTATCTGAAATAGCCTTTATCAATTCTTTACTTAGTACTATTACACCCTCCGAAGGAAAAATTAATGTGGGTGAATTTACAATGGTTATTTCACATAACAAACCAAAAATGAAGGATATGGATGATTTTGTTAATCAAGTAAGAGAATTGCAAGAAACTTCTACTGAAAGAATACAAGATGATGCTAAGAAATTGAAAGAAAGATATCAAAAATTTAAGGCATTGTTTGATGGTATTCAAGGCAAGCATTTTGATATAGAGAAAATTGGCAAAATACATTCAGATGATTTACCTGTTGGTAAATTGATAGATGGAGCAATGGTACATAAGCCATTAACATCTACAGAAAAAAAATATTCAATTATATTAAAGCCGGAAGATTTCAAGAAAAAGGCACAGGATGACGCAAAAATAAAAATGTTAAATAAAGAAATTCAATATTTAGACTCTCAAATATTAACTACATCGGACAAGAAAAAAAAGAGGTCATTACAAGCAAAATTAAGAAGCGTAATTAAAAATAAAAAAGATAAAAATTATAAGAATTATAAGAATGAAGAAATAGTTATAAATACACATTTTATAATAGAAGAAATATTTAGTAAAACTGCAAGTGGATATGGTGCAGGTGATAAAGTATTAAGTAGACACGATGCAACTCAAATGTATATTAAGGCGTTAAAAGATATAATGAATAAATTAGAAAAAGATAATACGGAATTAATTATGTTTGAGCAAAATTTAGGAGTGTTACATAAGTTTCTTAAAAAAAACAAAGACGGTGAATTGGGGAAGACAACAGCATTTGCTGAACAAACAAAATCTATGAAAGAGATGGATATTAAAGGTTTTAATCCAACAGATTTAACAGATAATTATGATGTGTTAGATGCATATGCTTATTTAAAGAAAAAGAATACTGATGAAGACTTATTTTTTGAAACAATAGCAGATGGTATAAGAACCACCAAAACAACAAAAACTAATAGAAAATTTTACATTCCTATTGTCGAAGAAAAAAAATATGTTTTTAATAAAAAGGGTTCTGTAAATACTAAGAAATTTAAAATAAAGTGGTCGAAACAAGGAAATAAAAAAACCGCTACGCAAAACAAAAAACAATCTAAAGGTGAATTTGGCGATACAATTAGTGATAGCGTAGTTGTTGGAGAAAAGCCTAATGTTAACCTTAAAGCATTATTTGATGCACTATTGAGGAACTTTAAAACTTTAAGGGGGTTGACAAAGTAATATGCCAAGAGTTAGTTCCCCAAGTGATTACACAAGTATCAATCCTAATTATGCTATAGGTAATGGACATTATACAACTCATACTGACATTTCTAATCTATTACAAATTAGTGCTTTTTCATCAAGCACTACTCCTAACTTAGTAGAAGTTGGTAAAATTATTAAAAATGTAGAAGGTAAAATAGATGATGCTATTGGTATTTCTTATAGACCACTAATCTACAAAGATGAATATTATAGTTTTGAAGCATTTACTATGGGAGCATACCCAATACAACATTACAAAGACTATGTTGGTTTTATACAATTAGACCAACCAAAGATTCAAAAAATAGTAAGATTAGAAGTTTGGCAAGGTAGGTCTTGGAAAGATTTAGCATCTGCTACTGCTAAAATTACAATGCCTACTACTGTTACTACTTCAGCATGGTCTGTTACTTTAGTAGCAGGGAGTTGGACATTTGTTATTACAGAAAATACACACTTCTATGATACCTTTGGGCCAAAAACAACTGCAAGTCAATTAGCAGATGCAATTAATGAAGTATATCCTGCTAAAACTGCTAAGTTTACGGGAGAAACTGCCGCTAAATCTGTAACGGCAAATGGAAATACTAGTATTAACATTTCAGATTTCTTCTATGCTACTGTAGATTCTGAAGATTCAAATACTGTAATTATCTCATCTTTATTATTAGGAGATGATGGTAAAAATTGTACTATTAGTTCTAATTTTGGTACAGTTATAGGATTTAATGATAATGAAACATCGGGTAGAACAGAAGATTTTTGGCAAATTGGAGATGAAGGAAAAATATTTTTCTTAAAGAATTATCCACATATACAAAATCATTCAGTTAGGGTTAGTTATGTAAGTGGTGATGGTAGAGTTAGTTCTGCAATACATGAGGCCGCAACTAAATTGTCTGCCGCAGGTATTTTATTACACGATGATAACTCTATTCTTATTGCTGAAACAGGTTCAAATATAGATTTGAAAACTAAACATGATATTTTAGTAGAGGATGCAACAAAACTAATAGATGGTAAAAAGAAAATGATACATTTTATATCGTGATTAATATGGAACAATTAAATACCATTTTAAAAGATGCCATTCAATTGCATATAGATAGAAATGAAATGTTAAAGGATAGTGTTTATGGGGATTTTGCTATGTCTGATGAAAAAATGTTAAAAGAACTACAAGAAGTTTATGTTAATAAATTAGTGAAGACAATTAGTAATGTAATAGTAGGGAAGAAATAAACATGATGGATGAAGTTACTTTTGTTTTACGTTTATTAAGTGATAGATGGAGTGCGGCGGCTAGTGCTTTAGTTTCTAGTGGTGATATTATTAATAGTCATGTTGAAACGCCGGAGTTTGTTGATGTTCGGTCTTTAGAACCTAAGAAGGGTAGAAGAATAGATGCTGATTCAAAATCAATCATAGTTGTTTTTGAAGATTCGTCTTCAACTTCATACCCTACTATGGATTATGCAGTAAGAAACGAAGATTTTGGATTTACAATACACATTAGAGTTCTACACAGAAGAGACTTTTCTACTACTACATTTTCAAGAGATAGATTACAATCTTTATATCGAATTACCCGATACATTTTAGAGACTAACACTCTTAGACCAACCGTATATGTTGGTGGCGGAACGTCCGGTACAATAGAAGAAAGTGCAGAACTTATTAAATTAAATAGTCGAAGTGATTCAAATGACAGAGGTAAAAAACTATTAGGCTACAAACTTTCGGTAGAGATGAAACGGTTCGGCAGGAATACATGAGGGAATAAAAAATGGTTAGTAATGAAGTATTTGTAGGAGCAGGACAATCGGTTACTCTTGTGCCGGAGACTAATATATATCTAGCAGACTGTTCCAATACTACAGGTAGTACTTGGACAACAATTGATTCTTGGAATGGTGATATATCTTTAGTTCCTAAATTATATGTAGGTTGTATGGCTAAGGTTGAGTTAACTAGTGGAACATTAGTTGGTCATTTTATGATAGTAGATAACACTTCTACTTCTTTAACATTTAATGAATCAATACATGGTTCAGATTTAACCAATTTAGATGTTACAATTTTATCATATGGTTCTCCCGTTCCATCTGTAGTAACTTTGGATGCTCTTGGTGCTACAAATACAGGTTCTAGTACCACAGGAGCAGATGCTTCTGCTATTGCTACTGTTACAATTACAGATGCAGGTGCTAGTGGTACTAATGCTACTTATACTAATATTGCATTAGAAGGTTCATTGACAGGTAGTGGTGCATTTGCAACTATAGTAGTAGGTAGTAATGCTATTACCGGTGTAACTATTACAAAAGGTGGAGATGGATATGTAGTGGGAGAAACACTTACACTCGTTACTTCTAGTGGGTATGGTGGAGGTAATAACCCATCCGGTATTCCTACTTTAGATGCAAGTAACAGTAGTGCAAATGGTACACTAACAGTAGCCTCTATTGCTACACACGGACATACTTTACTAAGTGATTCTTGGTTAGGATTAGTAAATAGTTTTAGTCCACCTACAGTTGAAGCAACATTAACTCAAATGAACTTAGCATTAGGTGGAACAAGAAATTTCACACATCAGTACAAAGGTGCTGAAACAGTTAGCGGTGCTTCACTTGATATAACATTAAATAATGGTTCATGGTTATATTATGCATTAGGAAGTATGAGTGTTTCTGAAGGTGGTAGTGCAGGTTCAGCATTATCAAGTGCTTCAACTGCTAAAACTTTTATTAATAGAACTACAGGCCAAATAGTTAGAACAGTTTTAGGTTCAGTTAGTAGCACTACAGGAGGGGCAATGATGATATGTCCTCCAATTTCAAGTACTTCCAATTTTACAGAAAGAAGTGCTAATGATTTAGTATATACATTTACAGAATTAAATGGAGATTCACTTCCTTCTTTCGCTATAGATATGACACATACAAAAGCAAGTAATTCAGATAAATTAGATACTTTAGGTGGAACACCGGAGTCTGCTCATGATAATATGTGGGCTAAATTAGCAACAGGTTGTCAAGTAAATAGTCTTACTATGAATTTTGCAGAGGGAGAAGAAGTAAAAGCAAGTGTTGATTTAGTAACTAAAACACTTTTTGATTGCCCTGAATTATATTACCCACAAAGAAACGTTAGTACTGTTTCTGACCTACATAATTTTGGAACTACAGTAGAAAACTATCCTTTTATGTTTTCAGATGGAGCAATAAAGATATTTGGACAAACCTTTTCTAAAATAAAATCCGGTTCTATTGCAATAGCAAATAACTTAACACCTCATAGATTTATTGGTAATTATGACCGTAGAAGTATTAGTCATCATACCCCTGCTCAAAGAACATATGATTTAAATTTCACAATGTTAATTACTGATACAAGAGTTTGGGAAGAACTTAGAAGAAGTGATGAATTTGATGCAAGTGGTGCAGGAGTACCTAGTAGTGGTGTAGTTCAAATTAAATTTGCTAAACCTACTACTACTGCTCATAGTGGCAGTGTTACAGAAGAAATTATTGATTTACAATTTTCAGATTATATTGTAGATTCAGTTACAGTTCCATTCCCCGATGATAAAGGTGCTTTAGAAGTAGAAGTTACTATGAAAGCAAGAACGTTAACTAATGCTTCATACACAGGTAATTGGGAAATCATAAATACAGATTAGGGGGATATTCAGTAAAATAGGATATTCTTAAAAAATTAGTTTCCATCAACATTGTTTGTTTGTTGATTTTAAAAAGTAGGTGGAAAAGAAAATGAGTGAAATAGAAAATGATAAGAGTAGGTTGTTCGCAACCATTGACCAAAAGATGTATGAAATAAAAGTCGCAGAAGATAGCGATAAAATAATGAAAGTGTGGGTTAGAGAACCTACTTGGCTACAAGTAGAAACTGCATTATCTTCAGTTATGGACGTAGATGCACAAACGCAAGAAATGTCTTTAAATTTAACTAAGATGTATAAGTTTATGGTAACTGAATTTATTGCAAAAACTGAACCGTCCTTAACACATATTGAATTATTAAGACTAAATCCCTATATTGGTTCTCAAATAAAAGAAATTCTACCTAATCCATTTATGGACGCTATGGGGGATGATACGGGAAAAGCAACGCAATAAAACGAGCATTATCCGGCAGAGATATTGATGCAGGATTAGCATTTAAAATAATGCTATATTCATATTGTCAAGCATTTAAAATAAGTCCTAATGAGGCTAAACATACTCCTGTAAAGTTAATGTTAGAAATGTTACAAATACATGCAGAAGTAGAAGGACTTAAATCAGACGAAATTCAAAAACAAACTAGGGAGATAACCAAACATGGCAGATAAGGATAGTATCGAAGCAGTTACTAGTTTGGGTAAAGCCATGCAAGATTTGGCTAATATCAATGATGGATTAGCATCTTCTTTTGGTAAAGTTTCAGAAGAAAGTAAACTATGGAATATTACATCTAGAATCTTGTCCGGTTCAGGATTATGGAAATTACAGAATTATATAAGAGCCGTTGGAAATACAATTTCCTTATATGAAAAAAATCAATTAAAAGCAAATCAAGCACAAATACAAAGCATGGAAAGTTTAATGGGATTACAGAAAAGATATAGCGAATTAGGAAAAGAATTAAAATTGGTAAATAGATATGAAGGAGAAGCATATAGATTAATGTTGTTAAAACATAAAGGGAATAAAAACGCCGCAAAAAATGCCGCTAAAAAATTAATAACAACAACACAACAAAATATAGCAGATAAATTATCAGTATCACTTGCTGATAAAGCAAAGAGTCGTTTTGGTAAAACAGTAAGTGAAATAGGTGGATATCTTAGTGGAGAACGAAGAAAAAATACTTATGGAATAGCAGGTAAGAATAAAGGACAATTTATGAAAGAGGCTAGAGGTGGCTATGCAGGTAGAGTTATGCAAAGATATTCTGCTAATGTTAAAGGTGCAGTTGGTGGATTTATGTCTGCTAAAGGTAGTGGTAAAAGCGATTTTATGAATCACCTAGCGGGTAAAAGTAAATTTTTGTTTAAGTCTATGGGGAAATTTTTTGGCCCAATGGCAAAAATGGGGAGTGGTCTTCTTAAAATAGGAAGATTACTTCCTCTATTTTTGTCTATTGGTGTAGGAGTATTGTTACAATTTTCTATATGGTTAGCAGGTATTGGTATAGGGTTAATAATATTAGTTAAGGTGCTTAGAAAAGGAGGCTTTGTTGAGATATTTAAAAACATAAATAAAACCTTTAAAGGAATTGATTTTGATATGTTTGGTGTGTTTATAGACTCTTTTAAAGATATAGGTGGAGGACTATTTGCTATATTAAAGGCTATATTTAAAGGAGATTTTGGTTTATTTGCAGAAGGTTTATTTAGATTATTTAAAGGTATTATTAAGTTTGCAGTTTCTTCGATAGCAATAGTATTAGCAGTTTCGGCGGCACTATTAGCAGGTTTAATAAAAGGAATGATTAATACATTAGTTGATGGACTTAATGCATTACCTTTGGTGTCCGGTATTCCTAGATTAGCAACAGGTGGTTCTATTGCAAATGGTGGTATGGCTCTTGTTGGAGAACGTGGGCCTGAATTAGTAAGTTTACCTACAGGAGCAAGAGTACACTCGAATTCCGCTAGTCGGAACATGGGTAGTAATATTCACGTTCATATAAGTGGTAGAGTTGGTGCTAGTGATTCAGAAATTAGAGATATAGCAAATAAAGTAGCAAGAGAAGTTAACTTAAGAATGAATAGAACAGGTAGTGCAGTAGGTAGATTTTAATGAGTAGTGAACGTTTCAATAATTTTTCTGTATTTTTAGAATTACAAAGAAGGTCAGATACCGGAGTAGGGCATGAAAATAGAATACCATTATTTGTAAATGATATTCAAATTGCTACAAATAAACAAGCAATGTCTTTTGGAGTACCATTTTCAGGAATGACTATGGGAGAATCTAAAACTTTAACATTTGATACAGGGAAGGCAGAAAAAACTGTTAATTTATCCGGTGTATTATTAGGACAAACCATCCAAAAGAAAAAAAGCACTTCGGATAAAACTAAAAATGTAAAATTAACTTCTTTTGAAATGGCTCAATTAATACATTCTTATGTAGATTCTAGTGCATTACAAAATGACCAATCATTAAATAAATTAGTTGTATTAATTCCTAGTAGAGTAGATGAAAATTTTAACTACCATTCAGAAGATTGGGATGGAATTGGCCCTGCTCAAGATGTTTCAGATTTAGATATTTCTCAATTACCACAAATTCCTTTTTCTTGGAAAAATAGAGAATATGATAATGAATTTACTGCTTTTACTAAAAATCCTGCTCCTTATTTTACCCCATATACTGATAGTACTGCTGATAGTACTACCACATCTGTAGGTATGAAAGGTTTTATTCGTTCTTTTAGTACTAGTATTACAGGAGCAGATTTTCCGGCGGTACAATTTACATTAGATTTCCAAATTGCTACTGTTATAGCAGATAATCCGCTAAGTTGAGGTATATGGTATGGTTAATTCTTATGTGGGAGAAACATATAAATTAGTTTTTCCGTTATTAAGTAAGGGTTATTTAAATTTAAGTTTTAATGATAACAATGTTGATACAACACCTAATCCCGATGTAACTACATTATCTACAATATGGGAACATACTGATGCTTTTACATTAGAAGCAATTATAACACCATATGATGTTAATGGAGATGCTAATAGAACAACAGGTAATGGTGTTTTAACTTCCACTAAAACTCCACCATATCCTAATGATGGTTTATCTAATAGGGCTACTACCTATCAAAGTACTGATTTGTTAGGTAGAGCAGAAGGAACATCATATACTGATGCTCCACATAAATTAATGATTTTTTATAATACTAACTTAAAAGTATATTTAGAAAATACAACATTAGGAAGTTATAATCAACCTGCTGAATATAAAGTTGTAGCACAACTTACTAAAGGTGGAGTTACAAAAACAATTGAATCGGGAACAGTTATTAAAGCAAATGAAATATTATTTAATCAATATGACCCTAATGGATATTATGCTAATACTTCAAGTAAATATACAAAATTAACATCTAGTGCATCTAATGTTTCTCCAAGTGCAGTTGTTACAGTTAGTGGTAGTGGATTACCTGTAAATACTAATGATAGTGGTACTGCGGCTACAGGCTCATATACTGTAAATAATCATGGTAGTACTGCCGCAGTTTCTAGTGAAGTAAAAGCAACTGCTACAATTGATATTGGTGGTAGTGGCACTGATTATACTGTTCCTGCTGATACAAATGTAGTAAATGCAACCGGAACTATAACTATAAAAAGTATACAATCACATAGTACTTCTAATGATGGTACAGAATTAATCATTTATCATGATGGTACAGGAGATGCAGATACTTACAGATTTTTTGCTAGAACTATAGGAACAGAAAACGCAGGTGCGGCTTTAGTAGGAAGTTTCGGAACAAGAGCCTTTGCTTATCATATAGGAGGAAGTATTAACCAAACTGCTCAACATTTAGAACTTGCTATAAGAAATGCAATGCCTACTGATATTGTAACCTCTTATGATGCTTCTAATGCTACTATTACTCTTACTATGCCCGCTAGGAGTCAATTTAACAATGCTATAACACTAGGAACTAATTTAAATTCTACAGATTTTGTTGTATCGGGTATGGCTAATGGAAATGCAGGGAGTGAAACTAATAGTTATCTTACAATTACAGACCATGCAGATGTTACTAAACATTACAAAGCATCTGATTCTGAAGCACAGGCAACAGGAACTACAGGAACTAGTAGTGGTACGGCAGTAGTATATTATAGAAATAGTAGTAGTTTAGCCGCTACTGCTAATAATTTAAGAAGTGCAATATTAGGTAGTAATGGTCATGGTTCTAGTAAATTTAGTATTACTTATGGTAATCCTTTAACTTTAACTTCACAAGGAACAGGAAGTGCGGGTAATAGTAGTGGAGGAGATTCTGCTATTGCTGATACAAATTTAGTAGATGCAGATTTAACTTATACACAGTTTACAGGAGGGGCTAATGAAGTTAAAAATAATAATTTTTATGTTATGATAGATAATACTGTTTCAGGTAACGTAACTAAAAATTATCAAATGGCAGTAGCAAGTGATGCTACATTTACAACCGGAAGTACGGGAACTAGTGCAGATGGAACTGCGGTTGTCTATTTTGCAAAGGGAGCAGATAATACGGCTACGGCAGGAAATTTAGAAACTGCTATTGAAAGTAGTAATGGGCATAATGGTGGAATTGTTGTTAGTGGAAGTGGAACTTCAAGAACGCTAACTCAAGCAACTATAGGTAGTCTTAATAATGAAGGAAATACAACTATAACAAACTATGGAAGTGGATTTTCTAATTCTAATTTTAGTAGTGGTTCATTTACTCCCGCAACAACTCCCAATAAATATTTAGAAGTTACAGATGCGGCAGGAACAGTAAGAAGATATCATGCGGCTACAATCGAATCACAAAACTCTACTGCTACAATAGGTGGAGTTGTTTATGTTTACTTTACTAATCATGCTACTCCTGCAACTCTTGCTACTAATCTTGAAACTGCTATAGAACATTCTAATGGTCATAATGGTAGTATTAGTGTTTCTAGAAGTGGAGCAGTTCTAACATTAAGTATTACTACTGACAATAATCAAGCAATAAGTGAAACCTTTGATAGTAATTTAGCAATAAGTAGTGCGGGTTCTGCAACTAACAATGTTTATTCGTGGAATACTTCAAATAATTTAATTATTAATGTAAGTTCTAATGAGGCTATTAAGATTGGTAGAGGTTCTAAAATTTATGATTCTAGTACTACATTAGTGGGAACAGTAGCATCAGTTGGTGGGAATGCAATAACTTTGACTTCTGCTCCTGCTACTACTGTTACAAGTACTTTATATGTAAACCAACCTAAAGAAGCATTATATTTAGAAGAAATATTTAAAATTTCTTTAACATATAATAATGGAATGGTTAGTTTATTTGTAAATAGTTCTGAAGTCGTAAAAGAAAATACTAATATGATAAACTTTCAACTACATGCTTCCGATTGTAAAATAGGGCGAGGAAGTTCAAATAGTGAACAATTTTATGGTGAGTTATATGAGATAGCATATCATAAGGGTAAAAACCCATGTGAGGGTGATAGAACTTTAACTCCTAGTTATAATGATATTTTACTTTACTATAGGTTTGGTGTATAAAGATGACAGGTAGAATAATATATCCTGTAAATGCAGGTGTTGACCCTGCTACTGTAGTAACTAGTTATCCTCATTATAATTGGCTCAATGGCGTTAATGCCGATGAATTTGATAATAATAGAGCATTTACTTCTGTTTCAGTCAATCCCATTTTAAAGGCTATAGATTTAGAAGAAGAAAATTCAACCGCTACAACTACGTTTACAGATAACACTTGTGATTATGCATCGGGAGCAACTACAATAACACATGACGCTAATGTAAATATAATACAAGGTTTACAAGTAACAGGTAGTGGTATTCCTGTTAATTCATATATAGTTAGTATTACTGATACAACGCATTTTGTAATAAATGCCGCTACAACTAATGGAAGTACTGTTACAAATGGAACACTTACGTTTTCACATTTTGTTTCTTCAGCAATGTTTACTGAAATAAGAAATACTTCTCATAATGTGGGTATATCTAATGATAGTACTGATAAAGTAGGAAATAGAATATTACCAATAACTGCTGATATTTCTGATTATTGTTCTACTTATGTTAATACACCTTCATATAAAATAAAAATATATAATCCCGATGTAACAGATACAGAAATTAATAGAAAATTAGTATATGCAGTTAATGATAATTATCCTGCAACTGCTACAGTAGGATTAGATATTGATAATTATGATTATTTTATATTACTAAATCCTGAAATTGTAAGTGTAGGTTCTGATACTGTTAGACCACATTTTGCTAAAATTACTAATATTATTGCCATTGATGAATTTGGAGATGGGGTAGAGTTTGAACCTAAATACCATACGACTATACCAAAAAATACAAAGTTTGAAATCTATAAAGGGCCGCCTAAAACAGACACTAGTGTATTAGCAGTAAGTTATGGTTTAAGAGGAGATGCTTCTGCTTCGACTCCAAAATACGATACTATTAGTAGTGTTAGTCTTCCTACATTTTATTTTTATAATGATAGATTAGATGTTAAAAATCAGTTAGACTATGGTGAAAAATATACATTAACATCTACAAGATGGTGGGCATATTCTACTTCTATAACCATAAATACGGGAGTTGCTTTAGCCCAATATGAAGGATATAATTCTAGTAAATACTTTACAATGAGTCAAGCAGACTTTAATAAAATAATAGCAGGGCAATCGTTATTTACAGATGCAGGGGTTTTTGTTGGAAATGTAGAAGTAAAATCATTTCACTCGAATTCCGGTGAATATAGAGTATACCTAGATTATGCTAGAGTTGCAGTAAGTACTATTAGTAGTAATACAACATATAAAATTGGTAAAACACATCAAAATATTGTGTTTAAAACGAAAAGTAAATTTAATAATCTAATATCTAATTTGGGTAAATCAAGTTTAAATGCAACATTAGTAGATGAACATAAAAATACTGATACTACAGATTCGGGCAATGCCTTTAACCCTACACGTTGGCATACCGCTTTTCCTAATGCAAAACGACATAGTTCTGATTTAGTTGCAGTTACCGCTAATTCTGAAAATGGTTCACTAGTTGGGCCACAAAAATATTTATCATTTGAAAAATCTAAAAATCAAAATGATAGAGTAGAAAGTGTTCAATCTGCATTATTAAATAAACCTAGAAGCCACTTAAGTCAATTGGCTAGAGTATCTATAAGAGATAATTCAGGTATGGCAAACATAAAATATCTAGAAAACAGTCAATTTAGAATGAGAAATGCTATTTATAATGATGAATTTAAGTATAAAAAAATAGAAGATTATTTGTCTGAAACTATAGATATTTTGGTAAGCAATACTTCTTCTACAGTATTTACAGTTAGCAATTTAAATGTAAAAATGGATTTATCTGCATATTTAGCAACTAATGATATTGTGTTAATAGATAACTATTATTATGTTATTAATACTTTAAACGCAAAGGCTTCTGATACCACACAAACTTTTACTATTAAGGCTAAGAGGCTAACAACTTCTCCTACATGGACAGTTACAGGAACAGTAGAGACTGTAGATAAGAAATCTTTACAAGTTTCTCCTATTAGTAACACATCTTATGTAAACTTTGACTTTGAAGCAGATACCGAAGTAGAACATCTACGGTCTAATTTGGTAACTATTAATTCTCATTCTATTGATAAGACAGAATCAAAAATGTATCAAACTAGATTAGTAATTAATAATTTTCCTTCACATGTAAATGAAATAGAATTTGCAGATAAGAATAATAGATATGCAAAAATATTAGATGCATCAAGAAAATTTTATCAAAATACAAATATTAGTAGATTATATTATTATGCAGGAGCGTATGCAATTACTGATGAAGTTTTTACAGGTACTATAGAAAATATTACAAGTAAACAAGAAGAAGGTCAAATTTTCTATAATATTGAGGGGAGAGATGATACTGCTAAATTATTAAATAGAACAATAACTACTAATTTAAATAGTACTAGTGATATGAATTATTCTAGTATTACTCCAATATTAAATATGACAGGTCATGGAAGTGGGGCTACTGTTGGTACTTCATCACTAGTTGTTACTGTTACAGGAGTTGCAGGTGGTACATTAGATGGCACATTAAACCACATTGCTAAATATGGAATATTAGCAAATCAGAATGGTGTTTTTATTGGTGAAGTTTCTTCCGCTACTATAAATAGTACAACAGTTACTATAACTTTAACTCATCCTACTACTTTAGTTTCTTCTGATGTTACTTCTGTTAAATATTATGACCCATTTTCTGATACTTATTATAATTATGTTAGTGGAGTAAAAATGTTTGGTGCTAATATTTTAAATACTGATAGTACATTAAACGGTGTAGATATGATAGAAAAAGGAATAACGTTTGATAAAGGATTAGATATAGATTATAGTAATGCTAATGGATTTACAAATTCTAACTTATTTAATACTTCTAATTCCGGTTCTTTTGAAGAAGACAATACATTAGGTTATGATATTAATGGCCCTAAATCTATTAGTTCAGGAGATAGTGATTTTGCTATTCTTATTGGTAATGAAAATGGAGTTTCTATAACTCAAAATGATATTACTACAGTTAATTCAGAAAGTTTTGATATAGTTAATATACAAGCAAAGGATGAATCAAACACTATAATAAGTATTGCTCCTAGATTTCCTATGGTTTTAGGAAGGGTTGAAGTTAATACTTCGGATACTAGAGGAAATTGTAGCATTTATACTCTTAATAATAATATAAATACAGGTGGTATAATACACACTTTAAATGATACTAATTCTAATATTTACACTCCAAAGGAAAGCATACGATATTGGGATATGCAAAAGTTCCCCGCAGGAACATTAACAAGAACATCAGATACTATATATTTTAATGGTAAAAGACCACAAAAGATACAAGGTTATGGAGTTGGTTATGGAGTTAGAGTAAATGGTGCTACTTTTGTTCCTACTGCAACTTTAACTAATTTACCAATAAACGGAAGTAATACATTAAACAATTGGAATTATCTTCAAAACTTTTATGGGCAACCACAAAGTAAGTTAATACAATCTTATGCAAACCTACTTAGTTCTCAATTTTCAGAATTAAATATTCAATATAAGGAGTTTGAACAAATAGACCCTAGAACATTACCATTTGAATTGATGGCTACAGGTGATATATACCCCAATTCTAAATTGCGTTGGAATCATATGGCAAATAGTAATCACAGTAGTCAAGAATATGATTCTTATGGAATACTTTTAGAAGAACCATCTAGAGATTCGGCAACTACAACTACACATCAAAATTATGATGGTACAAGTAATCAAACTATCTCCGGTGAAAATAATTTTGAAATAGATACTATTGTTAATGCTACACAAAAACCTTCAGAAATGAGAAGATATGGTGTTGTTAGATTAGTAGAAGCAACTTTTGATTGGCACTTTAATCCTGTAGATTTTGAATCGCTAAAACATGTAGAAGAAATTCCTACTGTAAATTATTTTGAATATGTGATGATAGCAAAACCTACACTTTTAACAGATTCACATTCAATTACAATAAGTAATGATTCTGATGTTCATGTCAATGCACATAGCGGAGTTAGTGATGCTATCTCCAATGTATATTTTTCTACAGACTATATTGGTTCTAATGATGCTGACGGCACAGATACAAATTTACCAAATGGATTTATTGCGGGAAGACATGGTACTGATTGGGATGATGCTACTGATACATCGGGTAATTATAGTAATCGTGGAGCAGGTGCTAATCTTACTGCTAACAGTTTATTGCAATTTGCAGGATATGCTACGGGTTCTACTACGGGCAGTATTAAACATCTAGGAACAATTGCATTTCCTATATGGAGAAATACTGAACACATGATAGATAATTTATCTACTACATCGGATGTCGCAACTTCTGCATTTGTTAAAACTGCTAGGCAGAAGAGAAGTGCAGATATTAGATTTACTAATGTATTTATTAGTGGATATGAAACAGAATTAAATACTTTTAAATTGGGTAAATTAAAAAGTGGTTCGGCTTATTTTGAATCACAAAATATTATTTTACCTATTATTACAGAAGATAGAAGTGGAGAAACCCATCCAAAAGATAAAAATTTTAGTCCTTTCATTCATGCTGATGATTGGTTTAGTCAAGAAACTAATTTCTTACATACATCTAGAGTAATAAATGCCCTATCTCAAAGACTTAATAATAGTGCATCTGAAACTACAATTGCAGATAAATATGGATTAGGAATTACTTCTGACAATGCTGATACGGCAACGGTTCACCCATACAATAATTGTATTGGTGTATTTAAAGATTTAATAGATGCTACACATGATAGTAAAATTGCAATCCCTAATAACACAATAGTTTCAGGCCCACTATCATTAGATACTACGGCTCGATATGATGCATATTTAGCAGATTTAGGTTCTGATAATAACCAAGACCAATTAACACTTAATTCTATGATTCAAACATATCCTAATAGTAAATATTTATCTATGGGAGGCACAAGAGTTCCTGCTGATTTCTTAATTAAAAAACAAAGTGCAAGGGCAAACACAAGTTTAAAACATTCTATTAATAGTAATAGTGATGGAACAGTTGCTTCAGCACAAATGGTAGTAAAACCAACCTTTGACTTAACTGCGGTATCAAACACACTAGTCTTTAGTAATAGTAATAAAACTGTAACATTCACACATAATGCGGCAAGCCTACATACTTGGTTAAGTTTTGTTCCTAACTTAACAGGATATTATATTGTATCTGAAAAATTAACTAGTGGTAATACAATTAGAGAACAAAAGGATTTTGGTCATCCTAGATTTATTAGTAAAATAATTTCTCATACTATTTCTACTGCTCCTACCACTAGTGCTATTGAAGCCCACACTATTACATTTGATACTGCAATTGATGTTTCAAATAATGGTACAGTATATAGATTAATGAAAATGTCTGAAACTACTTTTGAAGACACCACAGATGAAATAGCATTTAATGTACTACAACATGATGACACGGCAGTTAATTTCAAATCACTAGGTAAAGATGACGAAAATTTAGAATATCAAGAATCTATTTATTATATGTTTTTATTATTAAACATAGATACGGCAAATACATTTATAGAAAGTAGAACAAATTCAATAGTAAATAGTGGATTTACAGATGGTGAAATAATTAAAGCCAATGTTACAGATGGTGAACATTCTTCTGTTGTATATCTTACTGTTTCAACTACTAGAAAGAGTTTATTAGATGTAACTGAATCAGCATTAGTTTGGACTTTTGGTGGAAAATTAAATGGAAATGGTGTAGTATCTGTATCTGAAATATTTGATGTAACTCTAGGTACAAATAATAAATTAAAGGATGCTAAAATTTGTCATATAGGAACGAGTTTTGACGTTGGTTCTAATATAGATACTGAAATACAAAATATAGTTAAAGAAGCAGATTTAGACTTTGATTATAGTAATACATATATTGAAGAAACAAATAATATTGTAGAATCACAGGGGTCTAATGGGGCTTTAGGAGTACATATAAATAAAATAAATTGTTATTCTGCTATAGAGAATGTAGCAGTAGGTGATATATTATATACTGAACGAGGTAAATTAGTAGGAACTGTTGCAAGTATTGGTCAAGGGTATGGAAGTAGTGTTAACAATATGATAACATTTACATCTTCAGCATCAGATGTATTAGGAATGTATTATGTTCCACTACAAGGAGATGAATTAGTAAAGATTGATAGAAAGACCTTTACTGCTAATATTAATTTAGAAAACGTAAACCTATTAACTACTTTAAATTCATTAGCATCTAGAAGAGGAGTAGAATATAGTATTAAAAATGGTAAAGTACATACAAGTAATTTTGGAGACACTAAAAAATTAAGAAAATATGAAATTAGTTATTTAAAAACAGATACTTTAATGTCGGTTGAAAATAGTGTTAGTATGTTTGATAAAGCAAATAAAGTTACAATTATTGGGGATAAAATTTCTTATACCCTTGACCAAATTAATAGAGAAGAAACAAAGGAAATAACAATTGTTGACCCTCATATTAAGACACAAGCAGATGCAGAAATAAAAGCAAGTAGAATTTTAGAAACTCATAATAAAAAAACATATAAAGTTAAAATTAAATTACAGAAAAAAGGATTAGAATTACTTGAAGCAGGAGATATAGTAAATCTTAACTTTACAAATCACGGTATACCAAAAGGAGATTATATGGTTTTTGAAATAGAAAATGCATTAGCAGGATTATTAACAATAACAGTAGGTACTTTTGATAAAAATATTGCAGAAAGATTATCAGAAATAAATATTGAAAAGGCTATTTCAGAGGCTACTACTTTTAGTAAAAATAAAAAAACTACTATTTCAGGAAAAAGCATCTTTGATGATATAAATATAAATGAAGTTACCTTCGCCTATACTATATCTAGCACGGAAGGAGATTCTAATTTAGGATTTGACGACACAATTGGATTTACAGAAACAGTAGGAATAGAAACTAGTACACAGGTAAGAGATGAATTTAATGATGCAGAATACCATACTTGGAAAGGAAGAACACGGTGAATAATATGACAATAGTAAATGATGGAAAAAAGGATATTGCTACGAATTATATTAAAACTAATTACACTACAATTAAAGTTGGTAACGGTGGAGATGATACTGCTTCATCACAAACAGATTTAGATTCTGTTATTTATACTAAAACAGGGCAAACTCCTAATGTTGTTGGAAATTCATTAAATTGGTCTATAGATATAACCGGAGCAAATTTAGGAACTCAAGGTATATCAGAACTAGGTATATTCCATAAAGATAACGATACATTACTAAGCCGCACCTCTTTTTCAAATACAGGAATAGTACCTTCGGGCGACACAATAACATTTAAAATTAAATTGGAGGTGAGTTAATGGTTGATAATGCAGGGTTTATTAGTACGCTTGGAACTAGCCCTTCAACAAGAATTGTTGATGGAACAGACAATATACATTCCGGTATTATTAATGCACTAAATATTGCAACGGGAGAAAATAGGGTAGTTAGTGGATTTAACATTACTCAATCAGATGGTGGCGATTATACTACCTATACCATGACGGCAGGAACATATCTTAGAAATGGTAAACTACTTTCATTATCACAAGGGGCAGTTACTCCAAGTACAGTAGTAAGGTCGGGTAATGACCATTATAGCGTTATTGTAATTAATTCTAGTGAGGCATTAGCCGTTAGAGATGGAGCAAAAGATATTTCTACAATTTCTGTATCAGTATTAACGGCAGGAGATATACCAATTGCAGTTGTTAAATCAATTGCAGGTTCGGCTAATGATGCAACAAACAGACCAATACAATTTTTAGGATACGCACAAGAAGAAAGAGAGTTAAGTGTATTTGATAATAATGCTGAAACATTGCGAATAAATAAAGATGGAACTTTAACTAAAAATAATATGGGAATAATTACTTTACCCGTTGCTGGAACTTTAGCCACAATTGATGGAACAAACTTAGCAACTGATGCTATAGATACTGACAACATTCAAAATAATGCAATAACCTCTGTTAAAATTTCTGCGGGTGCAGTTAGTACTGCTACCTTAGCAGATACCGCAGTTACTACTGCCAAAATTACTAATGCAAGTATTACTACGACAAAACTTGCCGATGATTCGGTTACTGCTGATAAACTTGCAAGTAGTGCAGTAGTTACTGCAAGTGTTGTAGATGATGCAATTACTTATGAAAAGATGCAAAATTTAACAACTGCTGATAGAGTTTTAGGTTCTACTTCAACAGGGGTTATTCAAGAAGTTCAAATTGTTAATGATATGATAGCAGACAATACTATTGCAGTTGGTAAAATTAGTGGATTGACTGATTTAGGTAGTGGTGTTGTAGTAAGTTCTGCTGAAAGAACAAAGTTATCGGGTATAGAAGCATCAGCAGATGTTACAGATACTACTAATGTTGTATCTGCTTTATCAGGAAATTTAGGCAGTATTACTTTAGGTGATTCAAATGATACAATTACAATTGCAGGGAACTTAACTGTAGCAGGGTCAACTACTACAATTAATACAGGAACAATAAATCTTGCAGATAATATATTAACACTAAATAGTGATGCTACGGGTTCTGCTTCTGCTGATGCAGGATTAGAAGTAGAAAGAGGAAATGATACTAATGTGTTACTTAAGTGGAATGAATCAACAAACCGTTGGACTTTTACAAATGATGGTTCTACTTATTATAATCTACCAATTACTAGTGAAATATCACCATACTCTCACCCCACAAGTGTAGTTTCTAATTTAGATACGAGTGGTGCAGAAATTCTTGATACATTAGAAACTAATTCTACAGGTCATATAACTGCAATGACTAAGAGAACTTTAACAAAAGGAGATTTAGGATTAGGTAATGTTGAAAATACTGCTATCTCTAGTTTTACAGGTACAAGTAATATTGCTACTGTAGGAACTATAGGAACAGGTACATGGCAAGGTACTGCAATTGCTACAAGTTATATTGCTAATAGTGCTATAACTACTGCAAAAATTGCTAATGATGCCGTTACTGCCGCAAAAATTGCTGATGGAGTTATTGCAAATGCGGCTATAGCATCAGATGCGGCTATAGCACAAAGTAAAATTTCAGGATTGACTACCTCATTAAATGCCAAACAAGATACCATTAGTGTATCTGATGGATTAGATAAAACAGGAAGTACAATAAAGATAGATATTGATTCTCTTGATGTAGAAACAGGTATAGATAGAGATGCTGATTACTTTATGTTTGATGATGCAACTCCAAGTACGGATGAGTTACATAAAATAAATTTAACAACTATATTTTCTAAACTAGTAGCAAATGATATACCTGCTCTTTCTTATTTACCAACAAACACAACTGCTATTGCTAATTCTAATATTGCGTCTAATGCCGCTATTAGTTCTGATAAATTAGCAGATGGCACAAATAATAAATTATTTACTGCTACCTTAAAATCTAAGTTAGATGGTATTGCAGGTGGTGCAGAAGTTAATGTAAAATCAAATTGGAATGAAACAACTTCTTCAGCAGATTCATTTATAGAAAACAAACCAACAATTCCTTCGGGAAATCAGATTATAGATTGGACATCAGACCAAAGTTCAACAAACATACATGCAGGTAATTATACTAATACAGAATATTCTGTAGGAGATGGTGGTTTAACTCAAGTTAATTTCACAACTGCTAAAAGTAATAAGTTAGATGGTATTGCCGATAATGCTAATAATTTTTCACTTACTTCAGGTGCAGTAACTAATGCTCACTTAGCAGGTTCTATTGCACAAAGTAAGATTACGGGATTAACTACTGCTTTAGGAAATACAATTACAGAACTAAGTGATTTAAGTATAACTGCAAGTGCAACTGAAATAAATAGATTAGATGGTATCTTAGTAAACGCTACAACATTAAATTATCTTTCTAATGTTACAGGTGATATACAAAGTCAAATAAATTCTAAATTAGATAGTACTAATGTTCTTGGTTATACATTAACTGCGGCAACTTCTAATTCCGGTAATGATGTAGTATTAAAATTAACAGGTGCAAATGGCGGTGGTGTTAGTACAGTAGTAGTGGAAGGTGGGAACTCAATAAGTACTAGTGTAGGAAATCAAGGACAACTAGTTTTAGATTCTGATATAGCAGTAAATAAAACAAATGTATCTTCGTCTTTAGCAACATTAACAGGAGATGATACTTTATACATAGGAGATGCAGGTGATGATACAACTGTTAGAGTTAGAGGTAATTTATTTGTTGATGGTACAACTACAACAGTAAACCAAACTGCAATTAATGTACAAAACGCATTTGTGTTTGAAGGTGCTACAAGTGATGATTATGAAACAACTCTAACTATTACTGACCCTACCGCAGATAGAACTATTACATTGCCTAATATAACAGGTACGCTAATTACTACAGGAGATACAGGAACTATAGCAAATGCTATGATTGCTTCTACTGCGGTTACTAGTGCTAAATTAGCAACAAACTCTGTATTAACTTCTAAGATAAATGCAAGTGCAGTAACTACTGCAAAGATTGCTGCTGATGCAGTAACAGGTGCTAAGATTGCAGATGATGCAATTGATTCAGAACATTATATTGATGGTAGTATAGATGCGGCACATCTTTCTAGTGATTCAGTAACTACTGCTAAAGTAGCAGATGATGCTATAACATATGCAAAGATACAAAATGTTTCTGCAACAGATAGAATATTAGGAAGAGATAGTAGTGGTGCGGGAGTAATAGAAGAAATAACTCCTGCAAATCTAAGAACAATGCTTAACATTGCAGATGGTGCAACTAGTGTTTCAACAGAAGATATTCAAGATATAGTAGGTGCTATGTTTAGTGGTAACACTGAAACTAATGTAACCGCTACTTATGAAGACATTGATGGAACAATTGATTTAGTTGTTGCTGATACAATCACAGGTAATGCGGGAACTGCTACTGCTTTAGAAACTGCAAGAAATATTGGTGGAGTTTCTTTTGATGGAACTTCTGATATCAATTTAGCAGGAGTAAATATTGCAGGTAATCAGGATACTAGTGGTAATGCGGCTACTGCAACATTAGCAACTAATGCTACACATGTAACTGTTACAGATAATGAAAATACAGATGAAAATAATTTAATTACTTTTATTGAAGATACATCTGCTACAGGAAATGTAGGTTTAGAGTCTGATGGTGATTTCCATTATAATCCAAGTACAGGAACAGTTACCGCTACAGTATTTTCAGGTGCTTTATCAGGAAATGCAACTACTGCTACAGGTCTTTCTGCAACTTTAGCAATTGCTAGTGGTGGAACAGGGGCTACAAATAGTAATGGTTGGTTAAACAGTAGGATTACTACAAATGCTGATGGTTCACTTAACTATGATGCTACAAGTGCTACGGCAGTAAACCACGATAGTTTAGCGGGGTTTGTAGCGGCAGAACACATAGATTGGGCAGGGGCTAGTGCAGGTACTATTCATTCTACTAATATTCCTACACTAAATCAAACTACTACAGGTAATGCGGCAACTTCCACATTGGCCTCAACCGTTACAGTAGCCGATAGTACTGCAAATACAAACTTCCCCGTAGTGTTCCATAATGAATCTAATGCATTATTAGATGATACAGGAGCATTAAGATATAATCCAAGTACAGGAACTTTACTTGTTCCTAATCTTGTTGTTGCAGGAACTTCAACTACTGTTGATACTGTTACAATGGAAGCGGCTAATGCAGTAGTGTTTGAAGGTGCAACTGATAATGACTATGAAACTACATTAACTATTACAGACCCAACTGCTGATAGAACAATTACTTTACCTAATGCTAGTGGAACAGTAGCAGTATCAGCAGGAACAGGAATAGATTTATCTGCGGCAGGAGAAGTTAGTGTAGATGTATCTGACTTTATGGCTAATGGTGCTAATAATAGAATCTTAACTGCAACAGGCACAGATGCAATGACAGGTGAATCAACTTTAACTTATGATGGAACTAATTTATATGTTCAGTCTGCAACTCCTAGAATATATCTTAGTGATACAGATAACTCTTCAGGAAGTAATGATGGCAATTCACTATTGTTGACGAAATCCGGTTCTATTTCCTACTTATATGACCGACAAGCAAATAGTAAATTGTATCTTGGTTCGTCAGATGATTCTGACATAATAGTAATTGATGGTGCAAATACTAGAGTTGGAATAAACACTAATTCTCCCGATACCCATTTACATGTTGAGGGTAGCGTACTAATTGACGCTTATGAGCAAGGAGCAGGTTCAGGTCTATTCTTCCGTGATGGTTTCTTAAACACTAATCAACCTTCAATTACAGTACAAGACCATAGTGGTGCTAATCCCGATGGACTTGCTATATCTGCTTACGATGGTATATCATTTAGATTAAATGCAACAGAAAAAGCAAGATTTGATAGTAATGGTAATTTAGGAATAGGCACTACAAGTCCTGAGACTAAACTTCATGTGGATAATGGCACACTACAATTAGGACTACAAGCAGATGATTACTACACTCAACTCTCAAACAATGCTTTGATGTTCCATAGAGCAGGAGCATCTTACATTGACCAACAAACAGACAATGGTGACATACGATTCAGAATGAATGCCGCTAATGATGACTTGCTAATGTTAGATGGTAGTGCAATGAGAGTTGGAATAGGTACTACAAGTCCTGATGCCTTGCTTCATGTGGACACAGGTAGCGATAGTGGAACTGCGATTATTGCTGACGGAGATATAGTAGTAAGAAGGCAAAGCGATAATGCAGAGGGGATTAGATTCAATGCTGAAAATATGGTTAGTACACATGCTGATATTCTATTCCATGAAAGTGCTATGATTGCGGCAGGGGCTAATATGCACTTTGCTATTGATAGTGATGGTTCATCAAGTTCTAACTATTATGAATGGAGACACAATGGCGACCAAAGTGATACGGGTTCTGCTTTAATGAGGCTTACAGAATCGGGTAAACTTGGAATAGGAACAGATAGTCCGGTAGCAAGATTACAAGTCCTTCAAAATAATGCGGCATGGACTATACTTGCGGGTGCTGATGTAAGTAATCCAACTTTAACTGATGATACTAGAAAGTTTATGAGATTAGGTATGCCACATTATGATACTGATGAAGAATCATTTTCTCTAATAACAGGTGATTCTGATGATGGTAATAACAAGATATTCATAGGTGGTGGAACAAGTATTGGAAATGCGGCAAGTAATATTTTCTTTAATACGGCTGCTAACGCAACTACAACTACAGGAACAACAAGAATGACAATTAAATCTGATGGTAAAGTCGGAATAGGTACTACAAGTCCTTCTACTAAACTTCATCTTTCGGATTCGGCTGAGGTAGCATTGAGTGTTGATTCATCTCATTCTATTGGCTCAACAATCAGCCTTGATGCAACTGCAACGGGTGGAGATGAATGGAGATTAATTTCTGCGGCTGATGGTGCAGGAACAACAGATGGTACAGGGGCTTTTGGTCTTTACAATATAGATGTATCAGCATATAGATTAGTAGTAGAAGGAACAACAGGCCATGTAGGAATAGGAACTGCAACTCCTTCTGAAATGTTGCACGTTGAAAGTGCTGATGAAGTATTGGGATTATTCAAATCAACAGATGCGGGGGCAGGAATAAAAATAGATACTCCTAATGATGGGTATGCGGTAGTATTCTTTTCAGAAGCAGGTACTAACAAATGGAGTCTAGGAAAGTTAGCAAATAATTCAGATAAGTTTTCTATATATGATGAAGTCAATACTACTCCTAGATTAGTTATTGACACATCGGGTAATGTCGGAATAGGCACTACAAGTCCTGCTTCACAATTAGATATATCATCTGCTAGTACGTCTACATTAAGGCTTTCAAATAGTGATACTTCATTAACAGAAGGGCAGATAACAGGTGAAATTATATTTTATCAAGATGATGATAGTGGTAGTGCAGATGGTATAACAGGCCGTATAGGTATGCGTTCATCAGCAAGAAGTGATGGTACTTATTATGGTAATGCGGGGGATATGGGTTTCTTTGTTGCAGGTTCGGGTAATTATTCTACCGCTAATCAAAATGCCGACTTAGAGGCTATAACTATTAGAGCAGGTGGTAAAGTTGGAATAGGCACTACAACTCCTGATGCTAAACTACATGTTCAAGGTGGGGCTAATGATGAAGTCGTTGCTTTATTCACAACCGCAGGTGGAACAAGTGGTTCTGTCGAAGGCATTGCACATATTGGTTTATCTCATTTTAGTTCTGACACTGTTCCTAGTGTAAGTTTAAGTGCAGAAGAAGATGGAACAAGTTCTCATATGGCAAACTTTAGAATTAATACTAGAGGAAGTGATTCAGCAAATGCCGCACCTACTGAAAAATTAAGAGTTACTCACGATGGACTTGTTGGAATAGGTACTACAAATCCTGCTGAAACCCTTCATGTAAAAGTGTCAAGTGGCGATAGTGGTGCTATTGCTAAGTTTGAGAGAGATAGTGGTCAAAGTGTTTTCATCGGTGCGGGTAATGGTTGGGGCAACATTTGGACTGATGATACTGTTCTCGCTTTTGGAGTTAGTAGTGATTATGGTGCAGATGCACAGATGAGATTGTATGTCAATGACGATACTGCCGCAGATGCTTATTCATTACTAGAACTTAAAGGAAATGGAGATAATTACACCAACGCGGGTATTTCTTTACTTGCATTAGATGACGATGCTTCTTATCGTGGTCTTGGTGTATTCATGCACGATGCCCAATCAGACCATGAGTGGTATATGGGAACACCATATTCACTTGCTGATTCTTGGGTAGTAGGTAGAAAAGGGAGTGTGTCAAGCCATACTCAATCAACATCAGATGATGCAAACGCTTTATTAATTGTTAGAAATGATGGTAAAGTCGGAATAGGTACTACTTCTCCTTCTAACAAATTACATCTTGCTTTATCTATGGCTGATGGTGATGATGGAATACTTCTAACAAGAACTGATAGTAGTACAAGTCAAAATGATATTCTTGGTGGAATTGGTTTTGATTCTTCTGATGGTAATATCCCTAGTTCTCTTACGGAAGCCTCAATTGCTATGGTAGCAAAAGCAAGATTAGACCATAGTGATTCAGATAAAGCAGGTTATCTTGATTTTTATTATTCGGCACAAGGCGAAGATGACGATACTACTTCTACTATCGGTATGAGATTTATGGATGGTAAATTAGCGGTTAATGCAGGTGGACGCGACCCATTCCATCCATTAACTGTTTTTACCACAGGACAAAATTGGAATAGTGGTATTGCTATATATAATACTGATACAAGTATAGCGGATAACCAATTATTAGGAGTAATTGGGTTTGATAGTTTAGATGGTAATGCTCCTAGTGATTTATTAGAAGCATCTGTTGGTATTGCCGCTTATGCCGCAGAAGACCATAGTACAGGAGATAAAGGTGCAGATTTAGTATTCTTTACTTCTGCTATTGATGACGATGATGATACTACTTCTCATGAAAGAGTTAGATTAACTTCTGAAGGTTCTTTCGGAATAGGTACTAATGCACCCGAATCTAAGTTAGATGTTCAAGATGGTTCAGTTAGAATATTACCTACTATTTCATCTAATGCAGGAACGGCCATTAGAATAGGAGCAAGAGGTAATAGTAATGATATTACCTTGTTAAGAATAGACGGAGAAGGGTCGGGTGCAGATGGGGCAGGTAATTCGGGAGAATCTGATAGTGCTAAGTATGGTTTCTCAATGAAATACATGGGTAGTGGTAGTGGTGAAGGTAACAGATATGCTATGTTTATGGATAATCAAGGCGGAACTGCCATTGAAGCCATGAGTATTTTACAAGGTGGTAAAGTTGGGATAGGCACTACAAGTCCTTCAAAGGAATTGTATGTAACAGGAGATGTTGGACTTTCAGGGGATATATATGTAGAGGAAAACAAGAAAATTTATTTTGATTCGACAGATACTTACATCTATGGTGATGGAGATGGTTCGGAAGACTTACACATAGGTGCAGATGGACATATTGAATTAGAGGCCGACAATGATACCATTATCAAACAGGGAAGTACAGAAATAGCACGTTTTAAATCCACAGGATTACATGTAGATGCATCTGCATCATATCTTCATCATAGAAACGGGCCTGTTGTAACTAGTACTAATGGTAATGCAGTAACAATTGAACCTGAAAATGCTAAAGGACATTTATATGTATTAAACTATGGAAGTAATAGACAACTAAGATTAAAGAATGTAACTACTGATTTCGTAATAGGAGATTGGTTTCAGTTTGTTAATGTGAGTGCGGGAGATACTTTAGTAGTTCCTAGACAAGATAGTGATTATTCAACTAATTTAACTCTTAATGGTGTAACAACTTCTTTAACTAGAGGAACAGGTAATAACATTTATACTTGTAAGTATATTGCAACTAACACATGGATATTAACTAATGAGGCTTGATGAATATGGGAAATTGGAATCCAACAATGGGATATGAACTAGTAAAAATTTGTACATCGTGTGCCGAACATGGGCAATGGGTATCCCATACAACTCGTACAGAGGGTGAAAAATCTTACTATGTTGGTACATGTGCATGTGGAAATGTGGAAGACATTGCAGATGTTATAGAATAATTATTTTTTTCTAAATACTAACCAAGTTAAGAATTTATTAGAAAGATACCAAAAGGCTTTATCCACTTTGTTCAATTATCATACCTTCCAATATGGCTTCCCAATAATCCCAATTAGTATCATTCACGATTTAAATTCCACCTATAAATTGTAGTACCAACAATGACGCTCATTACTACTATAAATAAACTCAATTTTAGTAGAGGAGAATCTAAGGGAAACAAATCAATTGGAATATCTTTTTCCAAGAAACGCATTGTGTGGTCAATGTCTAATTTCATTCATTCCACTCTCCAAAACTTTCTTCTAGGAAATTTTTCATCCATTTACATTTTCCGTTGTGGTGTTTTCTTTGATTTGAGTCTTCAGACATAGTGTAGAAAGTAAACCACTAGTATTTAATTATTCTCATTTCTCATTTTTCTCAAAAAAATAATAATTTTAAACTTATAGGTTGTTCGTTATATAACGTTAAACAATATAACGTTAGATAACACTTAACCTTTAAAGAAAAAATCCAAAAAAAAAGACACTATGGCCGGATAAAATTAATTATCTGACCATAGTGCTTTACAATTTCTACATTCCCAAATCTTGATTTGTTTATTTGAACCAATATATCTACCCTTAATTCTTTTAGGGATAGAAGATTGCTTACAAAACTTACAAATTTCAGACAGGGCCATTTCTGCGGCTCTCCTCTGCGATTAAGTTGTCCATATATTCATCAATACTTGATTCGGAATATCTACTTGTTCCGAAAGAAGCAAAGAATAAAAGACACATTAAGCACACGAAAATAAACCAACCTATGTATTCCCAAGTTGACATTACCATTCCACCTCCAAACTTTTTATTTCTTCTCCTTTTAGAGAAAATCCTTTTACTACATTATGAGATTGACCATGTTGCCATAAATCATATACTAACTCACAATCTTTTAAACAGTACTCTGCTACTTCTGTATAGCCACCTGCTTTCCAAACAATAGGAGCATCTTCACTAGTCATTAGTTTATCTGAACCTAGAGTATGTTGTACTAAATTAGAAAGACTATATCTTTCTCCATAGGCTTTATTTAAGATTTGACTTGTATCAACATATGCTTTATCATCTAAATATTTTTTAATACAATATATATCTAAAGCATTTTTTAATACAGGTAAATCAAAAGCAACTATATTATGTCCTAGTAATTTTCCACCTTTCTCAAAGTGGTCATCTAAATCAAACTTAAGTTGAGAAATAGGTTTTACTTCTACATTAGATTTTTTTAAACTATCTACTGCTTTATCTATGTAAATTGTTCCTTTATCTCCATCCCAAGTACAAACAGTAGATACTCTAAACATGTGAGTATTATCCCAACCACCAATTTCATAAGAGAAATTTTTTGTTTCTAAGTCTATTGCTAACATTGACATTTATTTACCCTTCTTTGAATCAGTCTTTTCAGTAGACCATAATTGGGCTATCTTGTTTGCTTCAGATTTTTGTGGGTCAGGGGATTCTAATACATGGTCTTTAACTATCCATGCTACAATATGTTCTCCACCACCAACAGTAATCATTGTGCTTAATCTCCAACCTTCTTGTCCATATGTGTTTAAAGATTCGTTTATCGTTTTTGGGCCATCACTTACATTAAACACCAAAAATTGATGTTCATACGTTGTATTATTCATTTTATTCATTCTCCTTTTCTTTTATATAACTATATTTACCTATTTTTTTATGTTCAAAATGTTCTGCTAATGATTTATTAAATGTCCTATATATTGTGGCTTGACCTACTCCGGTTTGCTTTCTAACTCTTGCTAATAATGTAGTTTTATTAATCCAACCATCTGAATCAGAACTCTCTTTTAATATCTCCTTGTATGTTTTTATGAACTTTTGCTTTGTTGCTTCTAACTGAATTGACTGTGGCCTTTCCTTTAGGGCTGAATCAAGCCACGACACAAGAGACTTATAACATTGTCTGACTATATAAGCGGCTTGTCTTACATGCCTTTCGGTTACAATATATCTTTTCTTCTTTTCTCGAATATTGGGTGCTTCTGCTATACAACTCAATACTGCCATCCTAGTCATAGTTCCATTTAGCCTTGTAATAAAGTTACTTGCTATGTCAAAAACTGCCGGACGACTATCTGCTACAAAGTTTCTCATCTTCCAAGATTCATTCTTTAATGCTGAATTAAATGCCGGAGAAAATGTAATTGTCTGTAGGGGTTTCTGACCCATATCATCATAATGTTTCTTTAAAGAATCATATATTTTTACAAAACTTGTAGCAAACTTTGCTATAGGCAAATCCCTATTAACAATAGTTCCAACTTCATCAATAATTGCATCTCTTAGTTCATCCTGTATTTCCTGTGGAACTTCTCTTATGTAAATTAAAGTTCTTTGCATTACTCCCTTTTCTGCTATTACAGAAGTTAATTGTTTTGGAATATAAGTTGTAGCAAATAATGAACGCTGACATCTACATTCCATGACATCACCTTCTTTTAATTTCTTAGTAATAATCCAATTTTCTCCATGTAAAGAATTCATAAAAGTATTGAGATACAATACTACATTCTCTTTATGATTAGAAGTTTTAAACACACCCGAATACTCAAACTCATCGAAAGCCGCTAAACCACTACCTTCTAATTCACCGTGTAATTGAACAGGAACTTCTTGTCGAGAAACATTCCCATTTTCATCTTCTATCATTTCATATTCTTTACCCATTGAACCAATTAAACCTGCATCAGTAATATCCTTAACTGCAAAGGTGTTAAACTCTACACCATATTTATCATTTAACATATCAAAAGTTAATTTAGAAACAGGGCCATAAAAATCATACAATGTAGATTTACCTGTTCCTGACGTTTGCATCCAAATAAACTGAACTCTTGTATCGTCTATTCTTCTACCATTGGGTATAGCCACCATATCTTTTACTATCTGACCTAGTAATACATAGAAAGATATTGCAGAAGGTACTTCATTATAGTGTGAAACTTCTACTGCACTTTTTACATATTCTTCAACTACTTTAGGTAGTTTACTATTTTTTCGTTTAGGTACTTCTTCGGCTAACCCCTCGAAATATATTCTGTCTTCTTCTTCTTCTTTTTCATAATTATTATTTTTATCCATTTATATCACCTGTTTTATTTCAGAGTTAAAAACTCCATAGATTCTTTCGGCTAATATTTTTCCTACTCCATCTATTTCCGTTAATTCTTTAACGGTAAGTTCTCCTATTTCCATAAGAGAACCACATTTTTTAATCAACAATTTGGCTTTCTTTTCACTTAATCCTTTTATTGTTGTCAATACATCTATTCGTAAATCTGATGTACTTATTTTACGTTGTTTAATTAGTCTTGGTTTGTAAATATCTCTATCTATTGGTTGCATTTTACAAACAACACAAATAATTTGTGCCGCTTCCTTTTCATCCTTGACCCATATAACACTACAATCTGTATCTAATATAATTTTACCAATTGCACCATAGAATTTATTTTTTAGTAGACGGGCTTGGTTTGCTTTAGGTAGGTTAGTTTTAGAATAACTAATAAAATTAACTACTGCTTCTGCTTGAGAACCATATACAATTACAATATTGTTAGTAAATGCTCTATCCATATTATCCATTTGATTCCATAATCTTTTATTTACTACAGACTGTAAAAAATCAAATGAAGATTTTGCTTCAAAACATACATCATTAAATGTATAGTCTCCTATTTCTAACCATTCTTTAGAATAATTAATACTAAGTTCTTCTGCTTTAGCCATAACTGCTTTAGTTAATTCAGAAGTTTCTCTACTATCTATTAGTAATTTATTCATTCATGATACCTCCAACATTTACCTACACAATATCCCTGTGGTATCAGTACAGATTTACAACCTGCGGCGTGATAACCTTTGTTAACTATCCCTGAGACATATCTTCTAGTTTTAACTTCATCCCAATCTAACCATATATCATCTACCGAAGCAATTATTTTTAGTTCATCCATAATAGAATTAGTAATTTCATGTTTCTTTTCATGGGTTAATTCTCTTTCTCCTAATGCTAATAAATCTCTATACCATTGTATTAAATATACTCTAGCATAATGACTAGGGTTTTCAACTGTAATAGCATTATGTAAACAAGGAAGAATAGGTATTCTACCTAACGGTGTAGGTATGTCAATCTCAATTGCAGATAATTCTATAGGTTTAACATTAGGCCAATTAATTAAATTACCTTCTATTCTAGAAGAAACTAGATGAGGTTTTTTTGCTAAGTTTAATATCTCAGATAAATTATATTTTTTATCTAAAGGAATACAAAAATATCCATCACTACTTAGATTCATCGAATTCGGGATTCTACGAAGTCTGTTAGTTTGGATACCCGTTCTATCAAGGGTAGGATAATCAATAGCCATCTTGGTATAATACTGTTGAATGCTTCTGATATCATCTACGACTTCCCCATAGACTATCATGTGAAAACCTTTTCCACTAAAGAAAGAATCAAACTTGATTTCCTGTTCTATATAATAATCTCTTAGTTTATCATAATCATTGTATGCTTCTATTAACGGTTTATCGTGAGCATCAAAATCTAAGAACATTCTATCTAATATAACAGAATAATCTAATTTTATATTATCAGTAAATTCA